GACCATTCCATCCGAGGATGACCGACCCTCCGGTGGGAGTGCCGGACCAGGCAGTGGACCACGAAGCGAGGTCGACGTTGCTGCAGAGCGCCTGCGAGATCGCGCCGGAACCGTTCAGGTTCGCAGTGACTTCCATCGGCGTGACAGAAAGAACGCCATTGGTCATCATGTCCTGCAGCGTGAACTGCACGGCGCCGGAGCTGACAGTGCCGTCCGCGTTCTGGAACGTGTGCGTGATCGTGGGTGCTGAGAACGCCACGACTACCTCTTCTCGTAGGGCGCTGCCTTGTTGGTCTCTACGACCTTACTGCCACGGACTCGGTCGGTGCGAACCGCCGGTCGCGGCTTACGCTTCTGTGGCGTCATCCGCAGACGGAGTCACGTTGGTGCGAGGACCGGAGTCCGCGCCCAACATGACGGGCGTGAGGTCGATCGCGGGAGCGCCGACTGCGGCGTCTTCCTGCAGCGTGCGCGAGCCGTCGGGCTCAGGCGCGTCGTCGACGCCAGTCACGCGAAAGATGCCGGGCACGACAGTCGCGCCCTCTTCGTCGGTGACCGTGATGGTCTCGTTGGGCTTGATGTTCCTGCGCAGCGGGTGGCAGAACAGGTCCCACCGAGTCGGGTTGTGAACTTCAACAGCCATGTAGCTCTCCTCTACTAGATGAGCGTTGTCGGGTAAGCAGTACCAGTGATCGCAGCGTTTCCGCTGGCGAACCTCGGCACGACGGCGACGTACTCACGGACACCGACCAGAACGGTCAGCTGACCTGCGTAGGTCTCCGGGTAGGCAAACACAACTGGATCGCCTTCCATGGTGATCACGGACTGAGGCCGTGACATGATGATCTGGGTGTTGGCACTGATGGCCGGGATGTTATCGTCAGTGAACCACGCGATGTTCCCAGGAAGGATGTGCCCTGTCCAACCACTACCTCGATCGTCACCAGTTGCGACAAGAGAACTCCACGGTTCGGCCGCCCATTCCGGAACGATTATTGGCCGGAGAGCGCTGTCGAGCTGGCGCGAGAAGTAGGAGTAGAGGTCGCTCGTCGAGAAGACGTGAGTGGGCTGGAGGCGCGTGCCGACCGAGTCGGTCAGCTTCTCGCGAGCGAGCGCGAGGTCCTGATAGAAGTCGCCGACCGAGAAGGCAGTGTTGTCTACCACCTGCGGGGCGACCGCGAGCGCCTGCGTGAGCGCGTACAGGTCCACGGCCGCGTCGAGCTGAGACTTGATCTGCAACGCGATGACCACGTCGAATGCCGGACCTTCAGGACCGGCGGAGCGGTCGTACAGCTGCTGCGACACGGGCACTGAGCCGCTCAGCGGCACGATGTTCTGCGGGATGTTGGCGCCAGTCGGGTTGGCAGACGGCGAGCCCTGGTTCTCGGCGACCTGCGCTGCTTGCGCCGCGCTCGAGAAGGAAGGCACGTTGACCGCGAGACCAGTCGTAGGAAGAGGGAGACGCAGCGTCTGATTGACGTACGTGCGATCAGCGGAGCGATAGGCCGCCCACTCGCTGATAATGTACTGGGGAGTCGTGAAGCCGACTGCTGTAGTGCTGGAGACAGCTCGCTGCTCCGCATCCCGCATTCCCCATGCTCGCTCTTCCATGGCGCGAAGGCCTTCGGCAGAGCGATTCTGGACCTCTACGTCGACCTCTCGACCGTGCTGGCGAAGACGAGCTTCGGCAGCTTGGGAGTTGGCCGTGAAGATGCCGGATGCCGCGATCGCGCGGTCCCGGAAGTACGAGTGCTCGCCGTTGAGGCGGTATGTGCGAGGCTCGTGTACGATGACTTGTTCCATGATGCTCCGTTCTGTGCTAGTTGGGTGCTGCTTTGCCGTCCACGCAGAGAGTCATGACTCCCTCTGCTGACGGCTCTCCGTAGTGGTCGGAGCTTCGCTGCTTTCGTGCCGGAGGACCTGAGGTCCTAGGCGACGCGCTGCCAGTTGGTGCCGTCGGCGACGAACGTCGCTTGGGTCTGGCTGGTGCCGGTTCCACCGGCAGGCACGACGTAACCGGTCGAGCCAAGGATGCCGGCGATGGTGTTGGTACCTTCGGCGGTCTTGACGGTCACGGTGAAGGTGCCGACCTGGTTGAGCACGACCACGACACCACCCTGCGAGACTGCAGGAAGAGTCACGACGGTGGAAGCTCCACCACCGAACTCAATGAGGTCGCCGTTCTTGGCGGTGTAGGTGGCCGCGGTGACCGCGACCGGGTTGAGCGACGGCGTGACGATGCCGGACGCTACCTGAGGGTAAGCCATTGATTCGTTCCTTTGGGTTCGAGAGGTTGAGTGGGCTTGAAGCGAAGCGGACGATCCCGTGCAGGGGACCGTCCGCCGCGCCGCTGAGTCCGACTAGAAGGTCGGGCTCGTGGGGATTCCGGAACCGTTGATGCGCTGAACGGCGTTGGGGTACCGGACGATCGCTCCCACGTAGGCGTAGACCTGGAGCAGAACCGAGAGGTTCTGGGCGTAGGTCTGCGGGATCACGCGGGGAACGAGGTCACCCTCCCAGAACCAAACTTCCGGCATGTGGGCAACCACGATCTGGTTGTTCCCACCAGAGGCAGGGATGTTCGCGTCTTCGTAGACGGGAAGGCCACCGACCTTGTAGCCGTTGGGACCCTCGAACTGCGGCGTTCCGTCGGAGCCGGCGTATGCGGCGTTGTACGGAGAGGCGTAGGCCGGGACTACCAGCGGACGACCGGTCGTGTCAACCTGCGCGGCCGCCCATTCCCAGTTGGTGGGGTGGTAGAACGCGTGGGTTGCCGGCAACACTGTGCCGGCGGTGTCGGCGATCGCAGCCTTGGCCTGGCCGACCTTTGAGAACTGGGAACCAGTTCCTGTCAGTGCGGTCGTGGTGCAGGAGACCGAGCCGGCCGATGCCAGAGCCTGGGCGAGGACGTAAGCGTCCAAGGTCAGGTTGTAGGCGCGGGTCAGCTGGTCGAACACCATCACGTCAAATGAGAAGTTCGGGCCAGCGCGGTCAAGCAGCTGCTGCGAGATGATGACCTGTCCGGCGTTCGTGGTCAGGTTGGTGGACAGGTACCCTGCCGTCGGGTCGACCTCGGTGATCCCTTGGTTCTGACCGACCTGGGCGGAGACGCCTGCAGGGCCAGAAACTGCCGGGATGAAGATGGTCATGCCGTAAGGCGGAAGGTCCTGCTTGTTGGCGGCGTCAGCGAAGACGCGGCCGAACTGGCGGTACGCGGCGTAGTTCTGAACGAAGTACTCCGGCGTGACGAACGATCCACCAGATGCGGCGGTCGTGTCCATTCCGGCGCGCTGCTCGAGGTCTGCCATGGCCTGGCGAGCCTGCATCCCGTTCTCTGAACGGTTGGCCTCACCGACGGCCTTGCGGGCGCGCTTGCCTTCAGAACTGCCGTCCTTCGCCTCAACGGCGAGTTCGTGGGAGTAGCTCTGCAAGCGGCGAACCGCGTCGTCGTGACCGTGCCACAGCATCGAAGATGCGCGCCCGACGTCGGCGAAGTACGAGTTCTCAGAACCTTCACCGTACTGGCGAGGCTCGCTGCGAACAACTCCGTCACCGACGGGGACCATGATGCGAGAGCGAGCAGCTTCGATCGCTACGCTCCGACGCTCTTTGGCGTCAGCCTTGACCCCAAGCTCTTCGAGCTCGTCGATCTCGGCGGTGAGGCTCTCAACGCGAGCTGTGTCTTCGTCCGTGATGTCCTCACGGCCTTCCAACTCGGTGCCGAGCTCGGTGAGCTCTGCGACCTTCGCGTCCCGGGCCTCAAGAATCTCCTTGACAGTCTGCACTGTGGGTTTCCTTTGTGGTAGGGTGAACTGGTGGGTGCCTGGTTCCCGATCCTGACGCGAAGCCGTTCCCGTTCCAACCGAGGTTGAGGTACTGGGCGCCGACGCAAGTGGTACTGCGTGGCGGGGTGTTGCTAGACCATGACGCCGCGATGCGACGTCATGGATCTATCATATCACGTTCTCGCTGCTATGGGAGGCGAGGCCCCGCGAAGACGGCGAACACGATTGCTGCGGCTGCTGCTACCGCCCACACGACCCAGCCAGCTCCGAACACGAGACCGGTGGCTGAAGCCACGGCGATCACGGCCAGAACTACGAGGACGAGTGCGGCGAGGATGAAGAGGTTGCGGAACATGCTGTCCTATCTGTGCGTCGCCACGGTGGCGGCGATCTTGGCGCGGAGCGCGAGCTTCCTCGCTTCGGCGGCGCGCTTCTCGGCGTCCTCGTCGGCAGAGTTGCTCTGCATGAGCGACGGGACTTCGGGCTCGTCGGGCGTGATGGCCACGTAGGTCGTCACCCGCTCGGCGAGCGTGCCGTTCTCGAAGGTGAAGTTGCCGTCCGCGTCGGTCGACCAGTCGGCCATGAAGAGACCCATGCCAGCGGCCGACTCCCATGCCTGCCACACGACCCAGTCGGGACCGGCGTCGCAGACCCACAGGTCAGCATCTCCATCGTTGTCCCCGAGCTCACGCTGGAGTGCAGCCTCAAGATTGGAGGTGATGTCGTTGAATGATCCATCAACCCTCAGCTCAGAAGCCGTGGCGGGAACCGAGCGCGACTCGTTCTTCCAGCCGGAAGAGCGCGAGCCGGCACCGTCGTCCGCGTCAGCAGGCTCGGTGGAGACGTTGGCGTCCGTGCCGTCGTCAGAGCCCTCGTCGTTGGAGTCGCTCGCGTCGTCGTCCGAGCCAGCGAGATCGTTGGGGTCGGCCTGCGAGAGGATGGTGTGGAGGGTGGCGACTGCGGACTGCATGGCCTGAGCGTTGGAGGCGCTGAGCGCCTTGCCTGCCCGAAGGTCAGCGGCGATGGCCCACATGTGAGCGACGCGACTCCGCTCGAACGGCGTGGCTGCCTGCGCTGCCCGGAAGGCGGCGCGCTGCAGGTCCAGAGTCGTGGTCGGCGAGGCGGGGTACGTCACTGCTGAGACGTCGAGTAGATCGGCGAAGGCGCTGATCGAGCGCTGTGACCAGTCCTCACTCCACTGGTCTCCACCCTTGGCGACGATGAAGCCGCACGACATCTGCGTGACGTCGCCTCGCTCGACCGACACCATCAGGTCCTGAGAGGCCTGCATGCGAAGGTCGAGGGTCGGCACGGCGTCGAGGCCGGTCGGCGTGTCCGTGAGAGTCAGCGTGCCCGACGTGGTGCGTGCGAGCGGCATCCCGGCGTGATTGATGAGGAACCTGCAATCCACGGAGTCGAGAATCGCTGACACGACTCCCGGCAGCATGGTCTCCTGGAACTCGCCCAGCATGTCGCGGACCGAGTAGGGAGTGTCGTACTGGATGGGAGTCCCGATGAGCTCGACGGAGTTGCCGTCTCCCCCAGCGTCTCTCACTTCGAGGTTGTCAACCGTGAAGACGCGTACCTCAGACGTGGCTCCCACGCCTCTGCGCTGACGCGGCTTGCGGCGTGAAGAATCGGCCATTGGATTACCTTCCTTGGTTGGGGTCATGTCGTTAAACTGCAGGTGCGACGGGCGCGGTCGCGCCTGACGAGGGTGGCGCGCTCCCGGGGGCGGGCGCGTTGCTCGCGAGCGGATTGCCGAGCGAGTTGGCACCGCCACCGATGGGCTTGACGTGGAGTTCCGTCACCCTGATCTCGTCCTGCGTGAGGACGTCAGCGGTGCGGAGGGCGAGGATGCGCTGTGCCTGCACGAGGCCGTCAGAGCGGACGATCGCCGACTCGTTGAGCTTGGCCTTCTGCATCACGGGGAGCAGCGAGCCGTACGCCTCTTCGAGGCGGACGACGTAGCCAGAGAGCGTGAAGTCGACGAGCTGAATGCCCTGCTCCATGACCGTCTTGCCCCACGTGCTGTCTCCGCCGACCGCCGCACCGATGAGGTGGGGAGGCAGGCCGAACCAGGCGCCGATGGCGGTGCGCGCGTAGCTCAGCGTCCCGAGGTACTGGGCCTCGTCAGGCGTTGAAGATACCTTCTTCGCCTCAAGTCCGCTGTCGAGGACGAGCGGCAGGTGGCTACTCTGCAGACCTGAGTGCTCGATGAGGAACTTCGCCGCGATCCGGTCGACCTCTTCCTGCCCGAGCTTCTGGTCGGTGGAAAGGATGAATGACGGGGCCGCTCCCTGAGCGAACCACCGCTGGCCGTACTCCATCGCCGCGAGAGCGAGCGCGTACGCTACTCCCGCGTACTCGACCGAGTTGAGCCCGCGCTGAGCGCCGGGAAGAGTCACGAACGGAATGTGGGTCAGGTACGCTGGGTTGAGCGGCTGCTTGCTCGTGCCGCTGCCGTAGTCCCACGAGCTCGTCTTCTTGTTCCACGACACGAATGCCGGGTGCAGGACCTCGAGAGCGGGAGCGTCTCCGCCCGCGCCTTCAAGCACGTCGTACCAGAAGGCCTCTCCGAAGAGAGCCATGCTCGTGATCGTGCGGGTCGTGCCGTCGAACTGGAACAGGTTGCCCCACGTGTTCGTCAAGACTGGCGGCTGCTCCGCCTCGAAGGAGTGGTATGGCACGTTGTCCGCGTCGAGCTCCTCCGTGTAGGCCCTAGCGTTCCCCATCTTGATGACGAGGTTCGAGAGCACGCGGAGCGCGACGAACACGGTGTCGACCTGCAGAGCCGTGTGGGCAGTGACCGCTACGCCTGCTCGCTGCATGTTGCCGAGACCAGGAGGTGGGATAGCGGCAGGATCGTTCCACCCCGCCCCGTTGGGCCACTGACCCATCATCCCGCCGCGCTGCTCTCCGACCTGTCGGATCCTGCGGACGGTCATCTAGACTCCTCGAATGATGTACAGCATCTCGATGTAGGGCGGCCAGTACGCGGTGCCAGACCCTGTAGGACCGGTGACCGTCGGTTCCGTGAAGCCAGAGCCGGGGTTGACCGACGCGGAGGCGTAGCCACCGCCGCCAGAGATGAAGCCGACCGCGCCAGACGCGGGTGGGTGAGTGTGAGAGGGCAGGTTGGCGACGCTGATGGAGCTCGTGCCGCCCGTCGTGCCGGCGCCGGTCGAGTTCCCGAGAGGGAAGTTGCCGACGAAGTTCGGCAGGCCGAAGGTGGTGGTGCCGTTTCCTCCGTACGCGGTGCCGAGCACGGCGAAGAGAGCGGGGTAGTTGGCGATCAGCTGCGTCACGCCGTCGCAGACGAAGTACCCGAACGGGGGCGTGTTCGTCGGCCAGAGGAGGATGCCGCCGATGGGGACATATGGGTTGGCGATGACGACGCCCGTTCCTCCCGTACCTCCGGGGTTCATGTTGATCTGGTCGCCAGCACCTGCTCCGGCGGCGAGCGTGAGCTGCGCGCCGGTCGAAGTGGTGCACTCGCCCGGAGTGTACACGTTGCCGAGCGAGGTGGAGTCGAAGAGCATGGCCGCTGTGACGCTGACCGCGTCCCAGAAGCCGGTGCCGTCGACCTCGTTGTTGCTTGAGCCGTTCGTGAACTGAATGCCGTACTGCCAGCCGACAGGCTGAAGAGCACCGCTAGACGCTCCGCCCAGCTCGATCGTGCAGTTACGGATGACGTTGGCGCTGGCTCCGTCGAGGAAGTACGGCGAGTCACCGCTCCGTCCGGTGCCGCAGGTGTTGCTGATCTCTACGTTCTCGAAGACGAGCTGGTTGGTACTCCCGTACATCGTGGCCACGCGGCGCATCGAGCGGAGCGTGATGTCCTTGACCGTACTGCCGTAGCCCTGGTAGATGGCGTTGGTCGAGCCGTTCGCGGTCGTGGCCGCCGACCCACCAGTCTGGAGGAGGTCGGTCTGCGCGCCGGTCCCAGCGCCGTTGCCGAAGCTCGTGTTGCCAGAGAAGGCGGCATCGTGGATGTGGAACACCGTGTTCGTCATGTAGAAGAACAGGTTGCTGTTGGCGCTCGTGTCCCGCACTTCCAGGTGCGAGAGCTCGAAGGTGCCGCTGCCGAGACCCTGCACGAACGTTGTGCCGGCGGTGGGCGGGTTCCAGTAGATGAGCGAGCCGAAGAGCGTCTGGTCGCCGCGGTTGTTGCGGTCTGCGCCTCCACCCATGAAGTAGAGCGGCACGGAGCGGAAGATCGGCGGAGAACCGGGGTAGAAGCTCGTCTGCGTCGCCGTCACCGGAAGGTTGAGGGTCGAGGTGATGAGGAACTGGTGGTTGGTCGGGAAGTAGACGATCCCTCCACCAGCGGCCGCGGCGGCGGTGATCGCCGACTGGACGGAGCTCGTGTCGTCGGTGGAGCCGTTGCCGACTGCGCCGTAGTCCATCACGTTGAAGATCGGCAGGTAGTCGCCGGACCCTGTGGCCGCGATGACGAACGCGGTCGTGGCGAGCTGAGTCGTATTGGTTCCGGGCGATGCCGTGGGCGCGGTGGGTACCCCCGTGAAAGCGGGCGAGGCGAGTGAGGCCTTGCCCGTGATCGTGGCCATGAGAGCTGAGCTCACGTCGATAACCACGGCGCCTGAAGTGGGAGTGGCGGTGAGGTTGCCCGTGCCTGCGGCCGTGACGGACGCGACTCCGGATCCGGTTATGACATAACCGCCGTCAACGAGGACGACGGTGGCTACGACCGGGGAGATGGTAACGCTGACGTTGAGCTCGGTGGTCATTACACTTCCGAGATCGTGATCTGGCCGCTGAGAATCAGCAGCGTGTCGCCGCCTGAGGGGAGCGTGCAGAGCAGGGAGTAGGGCGCTATCCCGAGCGGGAGCGCCTCAGTCTGCGCGGCGGTGAGAACGACGGTGAGGAAGGAGGGGTTACCGCCAGTGAGGATGATTCCGCTGGCGAGGCTCAGCGCGATGGCGTTGGAGGGAATGGTCCCTCCCGCGAGCGTCTGGAGCGTGATGGGGGTGGAGGAGGTGAGGTCTTGCGCTACCGAGATGACGAAGCGGAACGTGGCCCCTTGAACGATATTAAGGTTGACGAGTCCGTTCGCTAGAGACTGGGCGCTGATTGGCATTCGGCTTCCTCTTCAGGACTCGGTTGACGAAGGCCTCGGCTTGGGACACGTGTACCAGCCTCGGCATGGCGTTCTCGTCGGAGAGGACGCGGAACTCGTTGGGGTCGCGATCCCCATAGTCCGGGTCCCGGGGCCTCAGCGGAATGTCAGCAAAACACTGTCCCTCATAGATCAGGAACAGGGCGACAGAGAGGAGCGCCAATGGGAAGCCGAGGTACATGAAGGCGGCGACGGTCAGTGCGACGGCCGCGACGAGCTCCAGTACGTCTCCGACGGATAGATCTATCATATCACATTCCTCACTGGTTGAACGAGGTGAAGGTCGTCTTGGCGATCGGGATGCCCTGCTCCGAGTACTTCTGCTCGCCGTCGTCTCCGTCAGGAGCGGTCTGCTCCTTGTGCGCTTTCTGCAGGCGCTCGACCGCCTCGCTGAGCGACCAGATGTTAGGCGCTCCCCTACCTGCAGCGGTGTCGACGGCCATGGCTCCCGCCACCGCGGCATCGATCTTCGAGTCAGAAGAGGTCTTCGAGAGGCGCTGGCCTCGCGAGTCGACCTTCATCTTCGCGTTGAGCATGTGTCTTCTGAGCCGGCGGTCACCGTTGTGGGCGAGCTCGCCTTCCACGATGTAGTCGTACAAGCGCTTCGTCGCCGTGATCATGCGCGGGCCGTTCTGCGGGAACTCGGTCACGGTGAGACCGCCCTCGTCTAGCTCCTCCAGCGTCTGACTCCACCCGTACGGGTCAGCGGTCAGCTCTGCCACGGCGTAGTGCTTCCTCGCCTCGTGGATCGCGTTCATCACGTCGAGCCGAGGAACTCGCCAGCCTTCGGGCGCCATCTCTGGCTTCTCCCACAGGCCTACGAGCTCTAGCACCATTCTATCACCTATCTCGGCGGCAGCAAGCAGGGCGGTCGAGTCGTTGTTGAACGATCCGTCGAGAGCCAGCACCGCGAAGTGGCGCGCAGGGATCACGATGTCGCTCTTGCACGCGTCCCACTCGTCAGGGAGGATGAACTTCTCTTCGAGCGACCACGGCTGGTTGAACCAGTACCGGCGGACCTCACTCTCACGCTTGGTCGGGTTGTGGAACTCCTCCTGAATGATGCCGTGCAGGTCCATGACCTTCGCGAACGGCCCGTAGACGTACTGCAGACCGGCGTAGACCGCATCGTCGTCGTCGATGTCCACGTCCATGGGCACCTGCTTGTGGTCGAACAGGACGCCGGCGAGAGGGCTGGCCTTCATCGCCGTGTGAGTCTCCTCGGCCACACTGCCTTCGCCTATAGCGTACATGGTCGTGGTCTCGAACGCCCACCCGTCCGCCTTCCTGCGCTTGAGCAGGTTGCGGATCACGGTGGAGTGGAGCTGCTTGAGACGAGGTAGAGTCCAGAGGTGGGTCTCGTCGAACACGTCGAACGTGTCCTTGCCTCCGTCCTTCGATCCGGGAGCGCTGGACGTGGAGAGAATGTAGCCGCCGGTCTCAGGGAAGTTGATGCGACCCAACCCCGCATCGACCTCGTACTCGTCGGCTACCGAGCCGTTCTCCGCCATGTAGAGGGCGT